CAGTTGTCATCAACATCAACACTCTATGCAACAATGTTGATGGAAGAACGCATGATGCTTATGGCTCGCGGAACAGCAAGCGGATACTCAGGCGCACTTTCAGCACCTACATTCGCACTTGCTTCTCCAGTAGCAGGAGCAGGACAGACAGCAGTCGCAGCCGCTACATACTATGTAAACGTAACAACAGATGCAGGTATTTCTGTAAACGGCTTCGGTGAGTCAATCCTTGGAACAGAGGCTTCAACAGCCGTTGCTTCAGGCGATGTTTTGACAGTAACAGTTTCAACACCTGTAACAGGCGCACTTGGTTACAACATTTATGTTGGAACAGCAACAGGCGCAGCAAACTTGAAGTATCAGGGAACTCTAAAGGGAACTGGCACATTCACAATTCAGGGTGCAGGTACTCAGGGTCTATACGGTAACAACGCCGCATTAAACACAACAGGAGCAGCCGCATCACGCGCATCATCAGATACATCTGCTTACTCAACTGGTTATGACGGAATCTTGCCTACTGTTCTTGGACCAAACACAGGTTACAACAACGCAATCAACGGCAACTTCTCTACCTCTAATCCGGGTGCAGAATTCCAAACAGTATTTGCTGAGTTGTACCAATCAGTAAAGGCTGACCCAGATGTAGTATTGCTAAACGGAAATGACCGCAAGCAACTCTCTGACGCAATCAAGTCAGGCTCAACTGCTAACTATCGTTTGATGATTGAAAATCCGGGTTCAGGTGGAACAACTTATGGTTCCGTTGTAACCGGACTTCAGAACGAAGTTACAGGTAAAGCACTAGACCTAATGGTTCACCCTTGGCTTAACCCGGGTGTAGCACCTGTTCTATCATTTACTTTGCCAATTCCTGATACTGAGGTATCAGATGTTTGGGCAAACTTCTTGGTTCAGGACTACATGGGTATCCAATGGCCTGTAACTCAATTCCAGTATGAATTCTCTACATACTTCCGTGGAACATTCTTCTGCACCGCTCCAGCATGGAACGGCGCAGTTTCAGGAATCGTATCTGCGTAATGTGTTTAGAATGTGGTTGTAATCAACCGAGTAATAGTCATGGTGGGGGTTCTACAGTTTTACCTGATGGAACAACAACCGCACACATGAGTATTGCTGAAATCATTACTAACTAAATAGGCGGTGAGGGGGTGCGTCTTAACCGGCGCACCCTTCTCATTAAGAAAGGTGAGGCTATGACTAGAATTGTTGCACCAGATAGAGGCGTAAAAGAAACTGTAATTGGCGGTAAAACCTATGGAGTTAATAGGCAAGGCGTTTACAATGTAGAAAATGCTTCTCATATTAAGGCTATGAAAGCAGAAGGATTTTTTGAGGCTTCTCTTAACCCGCATAGTAAAGGCGATGCACAAAGAGGATATACTTGTATTGAATGTGGATTTAATGGTTGGTTTATTAAGTGTGGTCGTTGCGGTCACGAAAATAAAGTCATTCAGACAGACGGAGATTAAATGCCTACGGGAACAACATACGACACCTTCCTTGAGAACGCTTATATAACAGTTCCCGAATATAAGAACGCTCCGACCTCAATAGATTACGATAACTTAGTAGTTGGCGGCAACGCTAATGCTCAAGATGCCGAATTAGCCCGCGTTATTATGCGCGCTTCTTCTTATATGAACGAATATCTCAACCAAAATCTAGTAGCAGACCGCATTACAGAAACCCAACGCGCGCGCGTAACTGGACAAGGTTGGATTGCTCTACACCCTGATAACTCAAATGTTGTAAGCCTAGAAGCATTTCAATACGGCGCATACCCTACGCAACTCTCTACGCTCAATGATTGCTCGCAGGTTTGGTTTGAGAAGCAACAAATTATTATTCCGTTAGCGGGAAATACCCTTACTTACTCATCAGCCGGTCCGTTAAGTTTTGGTGCGGCTTCGGCATCTCCGTATGTTCAAATGTTCTGCAAATACACCTATGTAGCCGGATTTGTGCAGACTCTAGGCACAGGCACAGCCGCCGCAAGCACTTTAACTGTAACTAATGGCACAGGTATCTTAGCCGGTGCAGTATTAGATATTTATGATGGCGCGCAAAGCGAGCGCGTAACTGTCGCATCTACATACACATACGGCTCTACAACTGTGCCTCTTACTGCCCCTCTTGTTTATAGTCATGCGGCAGTATCGGTAAGCAATTTACCTACCTCAATTAAGCAAGCCTGTATCCTTCTTACTACCGCATTTATCAAGATGCGCGGCGATAACTCTTTAACTATGAACATTACAACCGCACCTACAGCAAACATTTCAGGAGATATGCGTTATTCCTCTGAAATCCGTCTTGCACTAGATATGGTTGATAAATACCGCAGGATTCGATAATGGCAGGGCGCACAGGGGTTCGCGCTACGCTATCAGCGTTTATATCCAATCCACCTATACCTACGCTTAATCAGACTTTTACTTCCTTTCCTAAGCGCATTAACTACCAAGTTAATTCAACGCCGGGTGAACTATCGCGAGCCGCTGTAGTTGTATTTATTGCGGCAGAAACCGAAACGCGTTTAGCAATCGGCGGCGCAACTAACGGGTGGAAGCGCGTAGATTACACAGTAATTCTTCAGGTCTATCAGCACTCTCTTGTGCGTAATGCCGAAGATGCCATGATTGCATTTGATACGCTCATAGATAACATAAAAACTAGACTTCGCTCTGACCATAATTTCGGTGACTCAACAGGGAACCTTGTATGGCAGGGCGCAGAACCAATAATCAACGCTAGATACGGCGAACCGGCTACCTCTAAAGAAGGCGCAACAGAAACCTTTGCTGAGATAGAATTCGTTGTAACTGAAATGATACAAGCATAAGGAGCAAGATGAAACTGACCTATAAAGGAACTGATGAGCGAGTGTTCCCTACGCTTGGCATCACAGTAAAACCCGGTGACGAGTTTGACGCACCTGATGACTTTACACACCCTGACTGCGAAGCAGGACATAAATCTCATCACGCAAAACCAACCGAAGAAGTAAAAACCCCGTCTGCCGCGTCAGACCTAACCAATAAAGAGGTGAAGTAATGTCCGTAATTGCATCCGTACGCAGTTACCTTGGTATCGCTAAAGAAGTGACTAAGGGAACAATCGTAGCCCCAACAGATTTTATCCCAGTCATGAAAGACACTCTAAAGCCGGTTGATATTATTGACCCGCTCTATGACCAAGGACTTCGTGGCTCAAATGTATTGAACTACAACTACATTCCGGGTCGCGAACACTCAACAGTTGATTACGGCGGCGCAGTATTTGCCGACACAATCGGCTATTCAATCGCAGGACTTCTTGGAAGCGTAGCAACATCAGGCGCATCTGCACCATATACGCACACTATTTCGCTTAAGAACAGCAATAGCGCAGGAACAGATGACCAGCCAATCTCATACACACTTACAGACTTCTACGGAGTAGAAACTCGTTCGTATCCGGGTTGCCAGTTCTCTGATTTCTCACTTAAGTTTAATGCTGATGGAATGCTAGAACATGACAGTAAGACTATGGGCTTTGCATCTTCAACTGTATCGGTTCCAACACCTACATTCTCAACTGTATTGCCAACTCCGGTATGGCAGGGAACTGTCTCAATCGGTGGAAGCACAGTTGCAAATGCTATGAGCGGTAATATTGATATGAAGCGACCAGCGACACCTGTTTATGGTATTTCACAGACACAGAATCCATACAATGTATTCCTTGGACCACTAGAAGTTACTGGCAAGATTACATTTATTATGGAAACTGACGCAGAACTTACTCGCTTCCTCACAAATACACAGCCAGCCATTGTTCTTAACTGGGCATACGGCGCAGGAGCGGCGGCAGTTCAGATTCGCGCCACAATTACTAAGGGTGCTTATACTGCGGCGGCTATTGAGCGCGGTCAAGACTATGTACAAATCACCATTGACCTAAATGGTCAAGCAAATACAACTGACGCTGGCGCAACTGGCGGCTTCTCACCAATTAAGTGGCAACTTCAGAACGCAAAAGCATCTGGAACATACGCTTAAATAGGTTCAGCAGGTGAGTGGGTTGAGGGCGTACGCCTTCCCGCTCTCCCCCTCACCTGCCCATATAGGATAAGATAATTGGAAGGCTAACGAAAGGCACAATATGTCAAAGAAGGTAACGCTTCCATCGGGAGCAACAGTCACACTAAAAGACCCAACAATGTTACGCGTTAAAGACCGCAAAAAAGTCCTAAGAAGTGCAGAAGTTGAGGGCGGGGATTTATCAAAGGCTCTTGCTCTTGGTGATGCTCTTATTTCTATGCTAATTGAGGAATGGTCATTTGACCTTATAATTCCATCAGTCAAGACAGATACACTTGACGAACTTACAATGGCAGATTATGACGCACTTGTAGAACACACTAAAGAAGCACAGAAATACTTATTCCCTTCTATTGCGGAAACGGAAGAAAACGAAAAAGACCCAAAAGCGGATACCGCAAACTCCAACGCCTAAAATGGTTGTTGGAAGGTGGTGAGCGGCGCGGGGATTTAGAGTATCCTGATGAGGAATGGTTATATTTTCAGATGGCAGATAGATTTGGTTGGACACCTAGCCAAGTAGATAATCTGCCAGCCGGAACAGCCGATTACTTACTAGCAATTGCGGCAACCGTAGAACAGGTTAAAGCAGATAGGTTGCATAATGGGTAGTATAAAAATTACCAACCTGCAAGAAGTCCTCAAAGGCTTTGACCTGACCGAAAAGAAAATAGATTTAGCCGCATACCAAGCCATCTCCCAAGCCGCATTAAAGGTTGAAGAACTTGCGCGCCGTAATGCTAATACAGGTGTTCACGGACCCGGACAAGGACATATACCGGGAACGGGACCCGGACCAAATGTTGTGACCGGAAACTTGGTTAGCAAGATTGTTGCCGAGAAACCAACTAAAGGTTTTCGCGGTTATCAGGTTGATATTAATTCTTCTGCAATATACGCGCGCGCGGTAGAACAAGGACACCCTAAGTGGAAATCAGGAGTAAAATATCCTTATCTTGAACCGGCAGGACAGACATTATTAAACAACGGAACGCTCCGTACAGTATTTGTAGGTGCGTTTGTTATGGCGATTAGGGGGATAAATTGAGTACGATTCCCCCAATTAAAGTCCAAATTGAAGCGGATACAACCAAACTAAATCAAGGGTTAAAAACCGCTACTGAAGGAATTAAGAATGTAAATAACAGCGTCAAAACCGCTTCAACCGGTATGTCTGCATTTGCTACGCAACTAAAAAGCGTTGGCGCGGCTATGGGTATTGCTTTTGCTGGCGCACAGATAGTTAATTTTGCTAAAAGTTCGGTTATGGCAGCAAGTAATATGGCAGAGTCTTTGTCTAAAGTGCAAGTTGTTTTTGAGGATACAGCCGGTTCGGTTGTTGAATGGTCAAAGACTTCCGCAGACAGTATGGGTATTTCATCACAGAAAGCACTTGAAGCCGCAGGAACATACGGAAATTTATTTCAAGCATTAGGCGTAACCAAAGATGCGTCACAAGAGATGTCTGTAAATCTTGTGCAGTTAGCGGCTGATTTAGGTTCGTTTAACAATATGACTGTTGATGATTCGCTTAATGCTCTGCGTTCTGGTCTTTCAGGCGAAACAGAGCCATTAAAACGCTTTGGTATTTCGCTTAATGATGTAACTCTCAAGGCTAAGGCTATGGAGATGGGCTTTGGTCAAATTAAGGGAGTAATGGACCCGGCAATTAAAGCCCAAGTTACTTATGCATTAGTGTTAGAACAAACTAAAAAAGCGCAAGGTGACTATGCGCGCACCGCAGATGGCACAGCGAACACAATGAAAACACTTCAAGCACGACTAGAAGATGCCAAGGTTGCTCTTGGCGATGCTCTTATGCCTGTATTTAGAGCATTGTTAGGCTTGCTTAATTTAATAATTCCCGTGCTTACAACTGTTGGTAAGTTCTTTAAGGAAAATAAAGATGCAATTAAGGTGCTTGCTATTTATGTAGGAACGCTAACTGCCGCTTTTTATGCTTACCGAGCCGCTTTAATTGTGACTAAAGCAACACAGCAAGCATTTATAATTATACAGACGCTTATGAAAGGTGCGACACTTGCATCTATTGCATCTACTAATGGATTAGCGGCATCAATGCTCGTTCTAAATGCGGCGATAAGAGCCAACCCAATCGGTTTAATTGTTACTGCATTAACCCTTGTTGGTGTGGCTTTTGTAATGGCTTGGAAAAAGAGCGAAACATTTAGAGCGGTTGTAATCAAGGGCGCGCAGATAATTCTTAACGGATTTGCTTTGCTCGTTGGGGGTATTGGCAAAATGGTTGGCGCATTTGCAAAGTTACCCGGTATGGGTTGGGCAAAAGGTTTAGCCGATGGCGCAAAGAAAGCCGCAGACTCTATTCGCTCAACCTCTGATGGTCTATCTAAATTAAAAGATATTGCAGTTGAAACCGATAAAGCCATTACAGGTAAAGGCGGTAAGAGTGGTTCAACGGGGGGCGGTGGAACAACGGGTGGCGCAGGTGCGGGCAAAGAAACTGCCGACAAGGTAAAGAAATACTCTGCTGATGTAAAGTCTATTTACAAAGATATGCAGGAAACGATTATTGAGGCTAAAGAGAAAGCCGCCGAAGCATTAGCGCGCCGTGATGAGCGTATTTACGAAGCCAATATTGCGGCACAAGAAGCGACAGCCGAAGCCAATGCACGATTTAGCGAAGCGATGGCTAATGCTCAAGTCAATTTTGATGAGAATAATCTTTCTATAAACAAAGACTATAACGAGAAAAAGGCTGACCTAGAAAAGACTTTACAAAAGAAATTACTTGATATTCGGGAATCAGCAGCAAAGAAAACTTCTGACCTTAATAAGAAAGCCGTCGAAGACCAACTTAAGATTGTTCAGCAATCTATGGATAGGCTTCGTTCTGCATTTGCATCTAAGACTGGCGTTAGCCTTGCTGATGACTTTGGCGGTTCGGCTAGTTCATTTATAGCAAACTTGAAGAATAAATTGACCGGTGCCAAGAAATTACAGGAGAATGCGGCGGAACTTGCAGGGCTTGGTTACTCACAGGTATTTATTGAGGAAGTTGTAAAGAACGGACCGGAAGCCGGTAACAAGATTGCGGAAGCCCTTAAAGCCGCATCTCCAGAAGCGACCAAAGAATTACAGGGTTTATACAACCAAGTTGAAACTGTATCAAATCGTGGGCTAGATGCTTTAGCCGCCACAATGAACGCTGGTGGGCAATTAGCGACTCAAGAATTAATGACTGCATACTCACAGGTGGCTATTGACCTTAAGGAGTCCCTAGCGGGCGTAGATGCTGATTTGCGGGCAAGTATGGCAGACGCAAACGCTGAATACCTAGAGGTTGTAACCCAAGCCGCTAAGACTCGCGATGAAAAACTAGCAGAAAACCTAGCAGCATTTACTAAGGCTAAAAATGATGCTCAAAAGACACTTAATGAGTCTTTGGCTGAAATTCAGAAAACATTACAAAAGGCTCTGCTTGATGCGCAGAAAGATTACGAAAAAGCCATTGACGAGATTAACAAATCTACTCAAAAGAAACTTGACGAACTAAGAATTAAGTTAGAAGAAACCGCTAGATTACTTGCCGAACTTGGGGCAAAACAAGCGGCGGCACAAGCCTTGGCTAATATGCCAACTTATTCTTCTTACACAGCAAACACTCCGTATATCCCGCCAAAAAATACCGGACCACAATACAATCCATTGACCGGTGCTGTAATTAACACAACTGTAAACACTACAAATTTGACTACTCCTAACGCGGTGGCTAAATCAGTAACAGATGCAATTAAATACAGTCTTCCAGTTACAGTAAACACAACAACGCTTGCGGGAATTGCGGCGGCTAGTGCAAATGTTAGAGAGTCCCGCGTATCTACTCCTGTACGCGGAGCCTCTAATTTGAGAGAGGATAGATAATGCCACAAGTAATTGCCAATTATTCGTTCTCATTTAATGGTCAAGTCTTTGGTGGCACAGGGTCGCAATATCAGATACAGAGCGTTGATGGTCTTGAGAGCCTACCGGGAATCCGTAACCAAGACGATAATCGCGGTTATGCAGATGGTATGTTTTCGGGTCGCGATTTCTTGGGCGGGCGTTATATCAGCATTATTTTTAATACATTTGCCAGCACTAATGCTTCGGCTCAAGCAAATTACAACTTAATTCAGCAAGCCTTATTGCCACAATCTAGCGGCACAACGCCTCTTTACTTTATTCTTTCTAATGCGGGTGTAGAACAAGTAGTATATGCGCGCGTGCGTGGATTAAATACAATCGTTGACCCCAACTACACCTATGGATACATTACATCTCAAGTGCAGTTCTTTTGCCCCGACCCTAATTATTACAACTCAAATACACAGACCGCGACTTTGGCTTACAGTAATCCAACGGGTCGTATTTACAACCGCGTTTATAACCTTGTTTATGGCGGCGGTTCAGCAACACTTACAACAAGCGTTGATAACAATGGGTGGGCTACGACCTACCCTTTAATTACACTTTACGGACCGATAACTAATCCGGTCTTAGGTAACTCTACCCAAAACGCTCAATTAAACTTTAATGTTGCTATGTCTAGTGCTGATGTGTTGGTGGTAGATTTACAGAATAAATTGGTTACACTTAATGGTAATCCCGCCCGAAATACCCTTATTTCAGGCACTTGGTTCTCTGCGTCACCGGGTAACAATCAGTTCTACCTATCCGGCAACGCAGGTAGTACGCTTGTCGGAGTGACGGAAGCCGTAGTAACATGGCAGTCTGCGTTTATTTAGGAGCATAAATGGCTATTAGAACACCACCGAGTTGGTTGCAGAATGGTTCACATCCTGCGGAAAATGACCGATTAACTACACAGGCGTTGTGGGCTACAACAGGCATTATTAAAAGTAACTCAATGGCGGTATCACAAAATACGCCACCCGGTATGTCTGTTGTTGTAGCAAGTGGGTGGGCGGCAATCGTTGGAACTACACAAGCCAATATGGGAACTTATGTCGCATACAATGATGCAAACAATGTTCTTACTATTAACACAGCGAACCCAACAAATCCTAGAATTGATATTGTCTGCGCGACAGTCCAAGACGCTTATTACACAGGTTCACTTAATGATGTAATTTTGCAGGTTGTTGCAGGAACTCCGGCAGGTTCTCCGGTTGCACCTACACTTCCTGCTAACTCAATCACATTAGCGCAGGTTGCAGTAGGCGCGGGCGTTACATCTATTACAAATGCAAACATTACAGATACACGCGTTTTAGTAACTACTAATATCCCTGAATCTGGTGATATTTCTGCCGTTGTAGCCGGCACAGGATTATCAGGTGGTGGCACAAGCGGTTCAGTAACTTTATCTTTAGATAAAACGGCGGCATCTACATTTGACATAAATGCTCAAACAGGCACAACTTACACATTAGTTTTAGCAGATGCGGCTACAAAACTTGTTACTTTATCTAATGCTAGTTCTATTGCTTTAACCGTGCCGTTAAACTCATCAGTAGCATTTCCAGTTGGTTGCACAATCACTTTGGCGCAATTTGGAGTAGGACAAGTTACAGTTGCTGGTGCAGTTGGAGTGACAGTAAATGGAACTCCGGGTCTAAAACTTAGAACACGATATTCAACTGCAACATTAATTCAAACTGCTACAGATAATTGGCTATTGGCAGGAGATATTAGCGCATGAGCCGTCTAGCCTTAACACCTACAAATGTGCCGTCAAGCGCAACAGATATTGCTATTCCAACCTTACGCGCGGGCGACCTTTATTACAATACAAGCCTTGGTCTTATGGTTTATACGGGTTCGGCTTGGACAGTAGTAGGCACAGCAAGCGGTGTAACCGAGATAGATGGCGGCGTATTTGATAGTATTGCACCATATCAAGGCGGGTTTCCTGCTGATACTGCAACACAGACTTTTAACGGGGGTACACCATAATGCCAGTTGTAACGCAAATACAGATACGCAGAGGAACTGCGTCTCAGTGGACTTCTACTAATCCAACACTTGCAAGCGGCGAACAAGGATTTGAAACCGACACAGGCAAAATGAAGATTGGTAATGGCGCAACGGCTTGGACTTCATTATCTTATATTGGTGCTGGTGATGTAACTTTAACTGGCACGCAAACTCTCACAAACAAAACTTTAACTGCGCCAGTAATTACTTTAGCGACTAATGCGCAAACTGCTAGTTATACTTTAGTGCTTACTGATGCTAGTGATATTGTTGAAATGAATGTTGCTTCTGCTAATACTTTAACAGTTCCTCTTAATTCATCTGTTGCATTTGCAATTGGAACAACAATTACTATTTTACAAACAGGGGCAGGACAAACAACTTTAACTGCTACTGGTGGAGTAACAATCAACGGAACTCCGGGATTAAAACTGCGCGCCCAATGGTCATCAGCAACATTAATTAAAAGAGCAACAGATACTTGGGTTGCAATAGGAGATTTAAGCGCATGATTATTCTTGGTGCAGGAGCAGGAGGCATGCAACCTTCTGCTCCAACAATAGGAACAGCAACAGGTGGTAATACAACAGCCTCAGTTGCATTTACTGCTTCATCATATATTGGTAAAGGCACAATTACCTATACTGCAACTTCAAGCCCTGGTGGTCTTACTGGCACAAGTGCAACTTCACCGATTACAGTTTCAGGTTTAACTAATGGAACAGCCTACACATTTACAGTAGTTGGTAATACTAATTATGGTGTAGCAAGTAATGCAAGTGCCGCTTCTAATTCAGTAACTCCTGCTAACCCTATTATTCCTTTACTTGGTGCATGGACAACTGCGGCAAGCACCACACCATCTTCTGCTGGAGATGGTTATTATGGTCAAAGTTTAGTTAGCAGTGAGCCAAGAGTATTTAATTTCGGTGGCGGTCGTAGTCCTACAAACTATTACAATGACGGAAAAGGTGGCACTTGGTTTACATCGGGTGCAGATAGACCTGTTGGTCAAGGTTTAGGTTGTTCATCTAAAGCAATGACTAACTCAGGACTATTTTATACCTACGGTGGAGATACTGGTAATCAAACACTTGTTTATTCAACTTCAACTGGTGGTTCTTGGACAGCACAGTCAGGTATCCCTTACAACGCAGGTTGGGGCGATGGAACTTATTTTGAACAGTCAGGCAATAAGTATTTAATTGCTTGCGGTGAGTATCCAACTGGTAATACTGCGGCAAGAGCAACTGTTGCTGTCGGTGGAACTTTATCTTGGACTAGCATTACAAGTTATCCTATTTACGCCTCTGCTCCAAGATTTGCTCGTTTGACTAGTGTTGCTGTTGGTATGGGTGGATTTAATTCTCCTTCATTATCAGCAACAAATACTAACGTTTATTCCTATAGTGCCTCAGCAAACTCTTGGACATCTGAAACTGCTTTACCATTTACACCTAGCGGTGGTTATATCCCTGCCGCCTCTCTTGTTGGTCCTGCTGATACTAGAATTTATGTAAGTAATGGCGGCACGAGTTTGTGGTCAAGAGGCGATTCGTCAGGCACTTGGAGAAGTGAAACTGCAACTCCAAATACTTGGGCTCAAGGTTGGGGTATCACAACTTCAACTGGTACCATGTATCTACAATTATCTAATGCTGGTAATACTTTTTACCAGATAGTCAGTTAGGAGAAAACAATGGCAATAGCAACATACACAGCAAGAGTAACTACTACCAATGGCAAAATTACAGCGTGGGTAGATAAAGATGGTTCACTTTGCATTGAACAACCAAACGCTCCTGAGAAATTAAGCACAGGTGATACTTGGGCTTCTGTTGCAGAGGCGCAAGCATGGGCAGACAAGCATGCCGCTGACTTAACTCAAATAGCAATAGAAACTGAGGCAGAACTAATTGCTAAAGCAGAAGCAGAGGCATTAGAAAATGCGGCTCGCCAAGCAATTTTAGACAACGCTTCTAAGGTAGATGAAATTCATGCCATGCTAACTGCATTGACTAACAAAGGGTAATGATGACTACACCAACAGCAATCTAAACTTGCCGCACTTGGTGTAACAGAAGATGAAGCAAAGCAATCGCTGGCTAATTAATTTTATTTAGGAGAGCAAATGGCTACCACTTATCGGTATTTATTTGCTGACCTACAAACTAATACAATAATTGCAGAACTCCCATTAACCGGAGTTTCTTTTACACAGCAATTAAATCAGTCCGGCAGTTTTCAGGGGCATCTGCTTTTGTCTGGAATCAATGCGGCGGCGTTTAATATTGACGCATCAACTATTCCGGGTCGTAATGCTATTTATGTAGATAGAAATGGCGTATTGGTATGGGGCGGCGTTATTTGGGGGCGTAGTTACAATAGCACCGACCAAACCTTAAGCCTATCTGCCCTTGAGTTTATGTCTTACTTTACGCATAGAAGAATTACAGAAACTACAGCATTTACAAATATTGACCAGTTAGTAATTGCTAAAACTCTTGTAGAAGATGCGCAGACAGTTCCGTATGGTGATATTGGAGTTTTATACAATACGGCAGGACAAACAACTTCCGGTGTGCTTGTAGATAGAGTTTATTATGATTACGAATTAAAGACAGTATTTAATGCTATTCAGGATTTATCTCGTCAGCGTGATGGTTTTGATTTTGATATAGATGTTTATTACGACACCATAACTGGGCTACCCGATAAAGCATTTAATACCTTTTATCCAAAATTAGGAAGCACTTACTCGTCATCAAATCCGTATGGGCTAGTATTTAACTTCCCTGCGGGCAACATTATTGAATACGAGTATCCGGAAGATGGCTCTATTGTTGCTAACCGAATCTATGCCCTAGGAGCAGGGTCAAACGAGGGTAAATTAATCTCGGTAGCCGAAGATGTAACTAAATTTGCAGAGGGTTGGGCGTTGTTAGAGGAACAATCAAATTACTCTGATGTAACTGACCAAACTGTTCTTGACGAACTAGCGGTTGGGCAGGTTAATGCTCAGTCATATCCACCTACAACTGTTAAGGTAGTTGTGCCGCCATTTATTGACCCAATATATGGCACTTATCAGATAGGAGATGAGGTGCGTCTAATGATTATAGATAACCGATTCCCCGAAGGCTTAGATGAGATTTATCGGCTTGTAGGACTAAGCGTTCAACCGGGCGAGGACGGTCCGGAGCGGGCAACTCTGACCCTTACACAAGGCACTTGGGGGTAACACATGGGCTACATAAACCAACCGCCGGATTTACACGTTTTCTTCTCGGACATAGAAGCCCGCCTACGCAAACTAGAGACGGCACAAAGATTTACTGCGCCGGTTGTTAATTTTTCTACGGCTACGCCTAGCAACCCACGCCAAGGTGACATTTTTTACGATACTAATTCTCAACGCTTGGTTTATTGGAACGGCTCCGGCTGGTATAAATTAACACAGACGGCTTTATAGGTTACAATTTTGCCATGACCGCATTAGATTGGGCTGCTTTAGCCGTAAGTATTATGACCATATTGGGTGGATTTGCTGCCGCCGTGCGCTGGCTAGTAAAACATTACCTAGCAGAGTTAAAACCCAATGGTGGAACTTCGCTTCGTGACGAACAAAATAGGCAGGGCGATACAATTAAACGATTGGAAAGTCGCGTAGATGAAATTTATCGTCTGTTAATAAATAGGGAAGGGAAATATGAGCGTCAATAAAGTAATTGAATTATGTAAGGTTTCCGTAGGTTATACCGAAGGCACTAATAACGACACTACATTTGGTAAATGGTTTGGGCTAAACAATCAGCCTTGGTGCGCTATGGCGGCATCTAAAATGTATTTTGATGCTGGCATTATCGCTTCGGTAGCAGATACCAAGAAGGGATTTGCGTCATGCAATCTATGGCTTAAATACCTAGCCAAGAGCAATCAATTAGTGCCTATTGGACAGGCTAAAAGAGGCGATTTGGTCTTCTTCCAATTTGATGCAGATGCCGAGCCTGACCATGTAGGCATTGTGAAATACCACAACACCGCCCTTAAATACCTACAAGTCTATGAGGGCAACACTTCTTCGGGCAAAACAGGGAGCCAGTCAAATGGCGATGGGTTTTACCTTAAGAAGCGTAACTACAAAACAATCATGGCGGTAGCCCGCCCAAAGGAGTAATCATGGACAAGAAACACCTAGAAATGTTAAAGTCGGCTTTGCGCCATTTTGCTTTAACGGCAATTGCTTTATACGGCGCAGGGGTAACAGACCTAAAGGCACTTGCATTTGCTACAGCGGCGGCTATTGTTGGACCCGCTATCCGCGGAATTGACAAGACTGACCCTGCGTTTGGGCTTGTTGCAGATGTTGTTACAAAAGAAATTAACAAACTAGCCAAGGCAGATAAAAAGAAAACGGCTAAGTAATAAAAAGCCCCGCTTCGGCGGGGTTTTCTTTTGCCTAGATGTAAGGTAATCTTTTACTTGGAGGTGAGTATGTCTTTATCTGACCGCATAGAAGAAATGTCAAAGAAATCAAGCAAGATGCCTAGTCCATATTGTGTCTATCAATCACTTTATAACCGATTGCCAGTCGCAGACCAAAAAGCAATTGACGAAGCAGTTGCAAAGAACTTTCCAACAAGTTTATTGGTTCAAGCAATTCGCGCTGAAGGACACAAAACAAGTAGCGATGCAGTCCGCTTACATTTTAAGGGTCAATGTAAATGCCAAAAGAATTAAACGATATTCTTGACGAACGACAAATAGAGTATGGCGATGCGCTAAGTAACTTTACGACCATTGGAATTGTATGGGGTGCGCTCTTAGGTATTAAAGAAATACCGGCATATCAAGTAGCCTTAATGATGGACACCCTCAAAACTGTGCGGCTATTTAATAACCCTAGTCACGAAGACAGTTGGTTGGATAAACAAGGTTATATCCAACACGGAAAAGAGATAGCAAAATATGAGCATTAAAGACCGATTTGACGAATTACCTGAAGGCATTGAGTCTTCAGATGTAGTTGAATTGCGCAATGCTCTTATCCGGACACAGAAACAATTACAAAAAACCAAACAACGAACTGACGAATTAGTAGAAGTTACACAGACAGCCGCTTATGACGCAATGTTATCTATGGGCAGAATCCCACCGGTGCGAGATGTCGTACCAGATAAAAGAAAAGGTAAGCCAGAGGTTGCGTTATGGCACATGACGGATTGGCAGGGCGCAAAACACACGACTTCTTATAACAGCAAGGTTATGCGCGAGCGCGTATTAGATTTTGCTATTAAGGCTGTGCGCATTACAGAAATTCAAAGAGCCAACCACCCAGTAAAAGATTGCACCATAATGTTTGGTGGCGATATGGTTGAAGGATTATTTAACTTTCCAAGCCAAGCCTTTGAGATTGACTCTACGCTATTTGAGCAATATGTAAATGTGTCGCGGCTCTGCGTTGATGTAGTTCGGTATGCCCTCTCTAACTATGAAAAGGTAACAGTAGTGCCGGAGTGGGGCAACCACGGGCGTATAGGTAGCAAGCGTGACAATGTGCCGCGCTCGGATAACTTTGACCGAATGTGCTATGAACTTGCCCGCCAACTACTTCAAGGAGAAAAGCGGTTGGTGTGGCAAGAATGCCCCGAAGATATACAAAGAGTGCAGATAGGCAATTACAAAGCGTTGCTAATTCATGGTGATGAAGTAGGGCGAAATGGCTTTGCTAGTCCGGGTGCAATAGTCCAACACGCAAATCGTTGGAGAAGCGGTGCATACCCTTGGGATTTCCGAGATGTATATATTGGTCACTATCACACCCACGCAGAATGGGCTATGGCTAATGGACAAGGTTCTGTTTATCAAACCGGTAGCACAGAGAGTGATAATAGATATGCCGGAGTGATGTTAGCGGCAAGTGCTACACCATCACAACGACTACATTTTATTGACCCCGATAAAGGCAGAGTAACGGCGGCATACAAGATTTGGCTTGATTAAGGTGTGAGCAAGGTTACAAAAAAAAGTTAAAAAAAGTTTGCAAAGGTTCTTGACAAGCGTAATTTACGCGTTGTATCTTATTCCCAACAGGCAGAAAATGCCCCAAACGGAAGGAACACGCAAAATGACAACACTAAGACAAACAGTTACAGTTGCAGAAATTGCAGAGATGGCACACCGCGCAGGTATGGAAGCGGGTAACCGCGTTATACCTACACCAATGGTAGTTGTAGATGGCAAAACCGAGCAGGTAGTAGATGTTGTAGATGACGGACTTTGTGGATTTGCTTGGGTCACAATTCGCCCAGCACGAGGCGCATTTGTCAATTATCTCAAGGCTCGCGAGTGGGGTAGCCCCGGTTATAACGGCGGGTGGGAAATTTGGGTTAGCAACTTTAATCAGTCAATGACCCGCAAAGAGGCTTACGCAAGAGCATTTGCATCAGTCTTACAAAATTATGGCATCAACGCTACCGCAGGGTCAAGGTTGGACTAATCATGGCTATCGTTGCCAAGAATTATAAATGCTGGAGATGCGGTAGAAAAGAACTTATGTTCCCATTATGGGTTGATATGTATGGCAAAACTTGTATGGATTGTATGGATAAATTAGAACGATACAATGACCAATCATTCGAAAATAAAATCCGTTTTGCCGAAATGGATAAAATGGCAAATATTGACCGAGGCGATTTTTAGATTGGATTATCTAAAACGGCATCAACAGCATCATCTATTGACCAAGAATGCTCTTGAGAGCAAGACCCACAATCCTTACACATCTTCTTCTTCATCATCATCACCGGCATCAACCTCACAGTCGCAGAAATCCATAGAGCGAATATCTACGCCCTGCTCTTTTGCGATAACCATTGAGGTTGCTAATAATTCCTTGGCGCGATTAGATAAATCGGTTAATTGGTCAGGGTATGACGCCTCTTGTTCTATCTCTACATACAAGCGGTGCAAAGAAATAACGACTCTACCTATAGGTAGTGCTTTTGGTGGTTGGCTCATAGATAGATTCTGCCATCAATTACAAAACTTTTTCGCGCCACGCCGATTAAGTTCCCAAAATTATGTAATTAGTGTGGCAAGGTAATACCCAACAGGCTCACAAAGCCCCAAACAGGAAGGCAGTAAAATGGCAGGTAGTAATTTTGACCTAGAATCCTATGAGACAGTTGACGAAAGACTCCGTAGGCTTTATACCCAGTTCCCTGATGCAAGAGTTATTACGGACTTAGTATTCCAAGACGAGCGCAGGTTCGTTATGAAAGCGGAACTGTATCTTGACCGCAACGACATGACCCCAGTTGCTACAGGTTGGGCAGAAGAAATTGTAGGCGTTGGATTTATCAACAAAAATAACGCCCTTGAGAACTGCGAAACCTCATCAATTGGTCGTTGCATAGCCAACTCGGTTTTAGTTCTTGGAGTGCCGGAAGGCAAACGCCCATCACGACAAGAGATGGAAAAGCAAGACCGATACAAAGACACACCACGCAAAGCCCCAGCAACTCCAAAGGCAAAGATTGAATACACGCAAGACCAAATAGACAAAGCCACAGCAATTATTAGCACTATTGCATCTATTGACGATGTAGAAGAACTGCGCCGTATTTGGGCTACCGAAACCGAGATACTAGATATTCCGGTCAATAAATCTACACTCAAAGATGTAATTAACACTCGCGCAAAGGCACTTGTTAAGTGACGCAGTTGCCATTAACCCCTTATGCCGGAACTTCAGGTTGGTCAGGGTCAGATACATCACGCGAGCGCGCTAAACAGCAGGATAGCGATGGCACAACAGGCAGACGGCAAAGACAGACATTAGTTCATGTAAGACATCAAGAAGAACGAGGTCTTACTTGGAAAGAATTGTCCGAAATTACCAACTGGCATCACGGCTCATCATCAGGAGCGTTATCGGTATTACACAAAGCAGGAGTATTAGTCCGATTAACCGAACGCAGAAATAAATGTGCCGTTTATGTATCTCCGGAATTTATAAACAACAGAGAAACATCTCAAAGAAAAGTCAAAACTTGCAAACATTGTGGGGGAGAGTTATGAGCAAAAATAAACCATTTGAGCCTGACCTTGGTTGGGTAGTCAAAGTGCATCAGATTGTTGCATCAACACGACTTGCCGCTGACAAACTTGATATACCGGCATCTGTTTTATCCGAAGCATTAGAAAATTCAGGGGTTTACCTTGAAGCCGACATAATGAGATTACAGGGTGATTCAACCAAAGTAATTATTTTACAAGAAAAAAATCAAGGACTTAAGGTGGTGAAAAATGAGCAACCAAATACTGACTCCGCAACTAGTGGAGAGCAGATTGAGGGAGTTGAGTCATGAAATTGACGACTCACACTCACAACTTATAGAGGCAGAAAGTCATTATTACTCAATAAAAGCACAGTATGAGATTGCGCTTGCAAGAACTCGGCTCTCATTTGCAAAACGCACTACACCGACTGGTAAGAATTACACAGTTGGCGAGCGTGAGGATTTGGCAATCTTAGAGAACGAGGACTTGCATTTAAGGCTTGCAAGTGCAGAGGCTTTAGTCCGAGGTGCAAGAGCCAATGCACAACGCATACGCACGCAGGTAGATATTGCTCGTAGCGTTGGAACAAGTGTCCGAACTAGTATGGATTTATCATGATAGGAATACGAAATCCGTTTTACCGCAAAGAACAAAAAACAGCATGGGTTACCTGCAATCACTGCAGTAGGTCATTTTGTGTTTTTATAGAAAACATACGAGTTGATAATTATTGTTTGAGTTGTAAATGAGCGATATAACAAAAGTTGTAAATAAACTTATGGAGTTTGGATACACAGATACACAGGCACTTAAAATAGCCAAAGAGATAGAGTCAAATCTTAATGGATACACAAGACAATTAACAAAAATAGAAGAAATAAGAAAGGTTGTAACCCGTGTCCGAACAAGAAATTAACCCTGCTATTGGTGAGGCATTTTGGCGAGCCATTTTTACTGGAGAATTACTCAAAGAAAAAGCAAGCCTTCAACCATTAACTACTGAACAAGAACTTATATTTGACCGAGCCATTACAGTTGTGAGAGGAATCAAATGAGCAAAGCACAGAAAGTATTAGACGATTTACGCATGAGCCTAGAAGAAGAACGCTATTTATTAACCGAAAAATACTGGCGCACTTTAATTGCATCAGAGATTACATCAGGTTTTATGCCGAAATGCGTATGCGAGAACTGCGGAACAATCCGCGAGGGTGAACTAATTGCTCGTATTATAGAAAGAGTTACTAATGGTCGTTGATATTAAAGAGATGTTAGCCAAAGCCGTTACGGCTTATGACGGACAGCGTGACCGCTCTAAGCAGGTCAAGATTGGACCAAGTGCTATTGGCGGTTGCAGACGGCGCGTGTATCACAACATTATGCGCACCCCAACAACCAACGATACGAGCATGAACTCGTTGCCAGCCATTATGGGAACTTATATTCATGCCGGTATTGCAGAAGCAATTACTCGCGAAGACCCATTCGGCGATAATTTTCTTATCGAACAACAGTTTGAAACAGAAAAGATTACAGGCAACATTGACTTATTTATCAAAGACATTGGATTAGTTATTGATTGGAAAACAACTAAGGTAAAGTCAATGCGTTACTCACCAAGCAAATCTAATATCTACCAAGTGCAGGTATATGGTTGGATTCTTGAGCAAAATGGTCACAAGGTCAATGAGGTTGCGCTTTGTTATATTCCGCGTGACGGAGATATTGCAGACATTAGGGTTCACCGAGAGGCTTATTCAGAAGAAATTGCTCTTGAAGGACTTAAGTGGCTTGACGAAATTTACAATATCGTGGATGCTAGCGCGCAACCCCCAGCACCCGAAGAAAAAGTATTTTTTTGTTCTAGATATTGCTCATATTACGACCCGTCAGGAGAGATTGGATGCCCAAGTATCACCAAGTAGATTGGGATAAGGCAGAGTGCCTAGGTGTCTACACCGATTTGTTCTTTTCCGTAGAAGAAGAACGAAGCACACAGGCATATATGTATATCAATGCTGTCCGGAGCATGTGTGCGAGATGCCCTATCCAATTTGCGTGTTTATCTTATGCATTTGCGCATGAGGGTTATGGTGTATGGGGCGGGCTTACTAGTCCGGAAAGATTATCTATTCACGACAAAGACAAGTATCCATTACAAAGAGCCAGAGCATTAAAGGCATTAGAGATTTATGGAATCACACTAGACAGAATTAGGGAGGCTTATGAGCATTCGCGTAATGACGGAAGTTTGGAAAACGAATCTGCCAACTACAGAAAAAATGGTGTTATTGGTAATAGCAGACCACGCTAGCGACGATGGCACTAATGCCTACCCTAGCCAAAGGACTATTGCTACCAAGGCAAGCATTTCAATTCGGACAGTCCAAAGGTGTGTCAACAACCTCGTAGCCAGCAAGTATTTACAAATGGACAAACACGCTGGCGGGTCAGCAAAATGCAGAGATGACCGAAGACCACATTTATACACAATTAACCTAGATAGATTACGGGTGGACAGCGTGACACCTCGTATGCGGGGCGACATTGACGACATAGACGGGGCGACAATCACGACAACTACGGGTGGACAATCACGCCCCAAGAACCATACTAATGAACCTTCCTTAGAACCACTCCAGCACTTTGATACTTTTTGGAAAATCTATCCTCTCAAAGTCGGCAAAAAACCTGCACAAGCGGCATTTGCCAAGGCAATTAAGGTTGCGACCCTTGCAGTAATCCTAGAGGGGGCAACACGCTACGCCAGCGACCCAAACAGACACCCTTCATACACCGCCCACCCCTCAACATGGCTTAATCAAGAAAGGTGGGCAGATGCCCCGCTACCGCCCCGAGAGGTAACACCGCAAGAACGGAAAGAACAAGAATTACAGAAATCTAGGGAGCGAGATGCCCGCGACAGGGCAGACCGAGAGGTATGGCAGAGGGAACTTGAGGAACAAAGAGCCAAAGCCGTACCACCACCACCAGAAATTATCCAGATGCTTGCCAGAACATTACGAAAATAATTGCGGAATTTATAACAAAAGGGTTACAATTATGAGTAATGGTTACGAAAGGAATCGTGCGATGACCAAAGCAATTATCGTGCAACCTAAGAATCTCCAATGCGGAGATACTGTGGTAGTGCGTAATGCTGATTATACAGTCGTGGACATTACTGGACCTGACAGAATCGGCACATACGATGTAACAATTATGGATAATTCCGGAGCAAAGCATCTCGAATTACTAATGGATACAGTTACAATTAAAATGTGATTGAATTCAGAGTAGAAGGACAACCAATACCACAAGGCTCAATGAAAGTCTTTAATGGTCATGTTGTTCATAGTCAGGGTAGCGCGCTCGCCGTGTGGCGTAGTGCTATTGCATACTCGGCTCGTAAGGCTGGTGCATTTCCAAAGAAAGATGCTATTACTATTACTATGGCATTTATTATGCAGAAACCTAAAACTGTAAAACGCGATTACCCAACTGTGCCACCGGATTTAGATAAATTAATTCGTGCTGTTCTTGATGCGCTAACTGCAATTGCTTATGTAGATGATTCTCAAGTTTGTGAAATATATGCAACCAAAGGTTATGGATTAGTGCCGGGTGTAAGAATACAAATTGCAGAAAAGGTGTGAGCAAGGTTACAAAAAAAGTTATAAAAACTTTGCCAAATATGCTTGACACGCGTAATTGTTTTGTTGTAGGTTGTAACTAACAGGCAGAAAATGCCCCCAACAAACGAAAGAAGGCGCAAGATGACAAAGATTATAGTAATAGAACGCGAACGCGATGGAGTGGTTTTAGATAACGACCGCCAAGTTCACGCAGAAGGTTGCGGAGATATACAAAAGTATCTAAACAAGCCAAATTGGAAAATTACACACACAAGCAATTCAATTATTGAAATTGCAAAAAATGATTACAGCGATTTAGCAAGTGATTACACAAGCCCTCAAGATGGCGAAGATTATTGGACAAAGGCTTGCCTTAACGAGGCATTTGCTTATCTTTCAGTCAAAACTTGTATTAAACAAATTGTAAATGAGCAAGTAAAACCATACGCAAAGATTGAGGTAGAAATCTAATGGCAAGAGTTAAAGTTAAATTAGCAATAAACCTGCAAGACCTAGAAGATGCAATTCAATCAGCATTAGAAAATGCTTCAGCCGAAGGCATTGGACCTGATAGTGCTAGTAATTACGAGATTGATAGCGTTGATGTCACAATTAACGACAAAGGCGAAATTGAAGCAACAATAGGTTGCCAACACCTTGAAGGCAAATGGGCTACAGCAGATGAGGTTGCTGACGAAATTATTAACACAATGGACACAGACATTCAAATTTCACTAGAGGCGGTGCAAGCATAATGGCAAAAATAGAAATGGAAATTGACGACTTAGAATTATGGGAAGCAGTATTTGGTTCTAGCCCATTTTCTTTTGGGCATGGTGAGTGGTTCCCAGAAGCAGAATATCTTGATGACGCAGAATGGGATAAACCCGGCAAGATTAAAATTACAGGCATTGACGATGACGACAACAAAATTACAAAAATTCTTACAGTTGAGGATTTAGCAAAAGCGTTACCTATTGCAAACAAATTAGTCAATATGGATTTATTTAATTTTGAGGAATACGATTGCATTTGCGGTGACGCAGTTTTGCAGGTCGCTATGTTTGGCAAGGTAATTTACGGGTAATGTCGTTATTTTTAGACTTGCCCCCATATTGGCAAGCGGAATTAGCCGACCTACAATTTAAGGTAGATGCCATAGAAAGCACACTTACCAACGAGGCAAATGCCGGCATCAGAGTTTTGCCTAATTACAATCAAGTATTCCGAGCCTTAGAGGTTATGCCTTGGGAGTCAAAAGTAGTTATAGTAGGTCAAGACCCATATCCAAACCTTGACCATGCTTGCGGATTGTCTTTTTCAGTTCCGGCACATACAAAACCAATAGCAGGTTCGTTACGAAATATCTTTGCAGAGATTAAAAATGATACTGGCAGATACAGCGTTGCATCTAATGGCGATTTGACTCCTTGGGTCAAGCAAGGTGTAGTGCTTATTAACCGAGTATTAACTGTGCGCCAAGGCGAAAGCGGTTCGCATTTTAATCTTGGTTGGCAAGAAATTACAGAACGCGTTATTAAAAAGTATGCAGAATTTTCTGTCGGATTATTATTTGGTGGCACAGCAAAACAAATCAAACATTTATTTTGGGATGACCAAGTTGTAACAACAGTTCACCCGAGTCCGTTATCTGCTCACAAAGGTTTTCTTGGCTCAAAACCATTTACACGCACAAATGCAATTCTTAAAAGTATGGGAAAAGATGTAATTCAATGGTGAGCAAGGTCACAAAAAAAGTTGTAAAAACTTTGCAAATATTCTTGACCGAGCGTAATTTATAAGGTAATGTATTACGAAACAGGGC